CACACATTCCACACAGCATTATAATAGGAGTAATTAAATTATGGCTATATCACGTAATCAACTAGTTAAAGAACTAGAGCCAGGTTTGAATGCACTATTCGGCTTGGAATACAATCGTTATGAAAATCAACACGCGGAGATCTTTACCACAGAAACTTCCGACAGAGCTTTTGAAGAAGAAGTAATGTTAAGTGGTTTTGCTAACGCCTCTGTTAAACCTGAAGGTTCTGCAGTTACATTTGATAACGCGCAAGAAACCTACACATCAAGATATCAACACGAAACTGTTGCATTAGCTTTCTCAATTACTGAAGAAGCTATTGAGGACAACTTGTATGATAGACTGTCAAGCAGGTACACAAAGGCACTAGCACGTTCAATGGCTAACACCAAACAGGTGAAAGCTGCTAACGTACTTAACAGAGCTTTCAATTCTAGCTTTGCAGGTGGTGATGGAAAAGAGCTTTGCGCTACTGACCACCCAACTATTTTTGGAACAGTAAAGAATGAATTGTCAACTGCTGCTGACCTTTCTGAAACATCTTTGGAGCAAGCATTAATTGATATTAATGCATTCACAGATGAAAGAGGACTGAAAGTTGCTGCTAGAGGAGTAAAAATGATTATTCCTTCAGAGCTTCAGTTCACTGCAGAAAGAATCATGAACTCTGCTAACAGAGTTGGAACAGCTGACAACGATCTTAATGCAGTAAAGAGCATGGGTATGATCCCACAAGGATACTCAGTTAACAACTACTTAACTGATACTGATGCTTTCTTTATCATTACTGACGTTCCAAATGGTCTAAAATACTTTGAAAGATCACCAATCAAAACTTCAATGGAAGGTGATTTTGATACAGGTAACGTAAGATACAAAGCAAGAGAGAGATATTCTTTCGGCTTCTCTGACTTCAGAGGTATCTTCGGTTCACCTGGTGCATAAGAAGTAATTTTATAACTACTTTTAAAAGGGGCCTTATGGCCCCTTTTTTTATGGGAAAGATACTTGACTTTATGGGAAATTCGTGTACAAAATAAAAGCGGATAATATTGACAAGGAGTTATATTATGACCGTCATATCACAGTCCCTAATCGCTGAGAAAATCAAGCTAGAATCTCAGTGGAATTCTCAATACTTAAATGCAGGTGAAGAAACTCTTGAGATGAAATCAATTCAAGAAAAGCTCAAAAGAGTTGTTGCAAAACTGAGATGGAGAGACTTAAAACAGTATGAGAGTCCTTTATTCTTTCAAGAGTAAAAACTTGCTCTCTCTATAAAATTCACTATATTATACCCACTAGGAAAATAATAACATGCAGACTGACCTAGCAGACGAACGTAGAGACTGTATGTAATTTTACTACGGAGGTAAAACATGGGAACAACCACATTTCAAGGTCCAGTAATATCTAAAAAAGGTTTTTTTAGTACAGGACCAGGTAATGTTGTAGATGCTGATTCTAGTATTTCTTTAACAGTAGCTGATCACGCAGGTAGAATCGTACACAACGATGCTGCAGGCGCAGTGACTTACACATTACCCGCAACAAACGCAAATTCTGATTCTGCAGTCGCAGGACCAGGGGCGGATTTCAACAACCTAAACAACGTCGGTGCTACTATTGAGATTTTTTCATCAATAACAAAAACAGGCGACTTAGTTGTACAAGCTGCAAACGCAACTGATGTAATGGTCGGAAGTGCCGTCTTCATTGATGACTCATCTGATAACGTCGTTGGTTTTGAAACAGCTTCAACATCTGATACTATTACTTTAAACGGTAGTACAAAAGGTGGTGTTACTTTTTCAAAAATTGTATGTACAGTTCTTGCTTCAGGTAAATGGAAAGTTGATGTGCTTTCAGGATGTACTGGAACACCAGCAACACCATTTAGTGCTGCGGTAAGTTAATGATTAATTAGGAGCCCTCCTAGAGGGCTCCTACAAAGGAGAAAAAAATGGCAAGTAAAGGCGACGTAAAAGCGGTCAGAGTTACAGCAACGGGAGCAGTCTTCGCAGGCAGAACTAGACTTAGAGGTATTATCCTAGCGTCTGATGGTGGTGGAGCAGGAACTATAATTTTGCAAGACAACACAGATAGCGCAACTTTATTTCAAGCTGATGTTCCTAATGGTGATGTATTTTCAACAAACATTCCAGAAGATGGAGTGTTATTTCCAGGTGGAATGAAAGTATCTACAATTACAAACATAGACGCAGCTACTATATTTATCGATAAGTAAGGTTAAAAAATGGCTACATCAGGCACTACAGCTTTTGACCTTGACATAGATGAAATAATTCAAGAAGCATACGAGCGATGTGGAATGACAGCTCGAACCGGTTATGGTTTAAAAAGTGCTAGACGTTCTTTAAATATATTATTTTCTGAGTGGGGCAATAGAGGTCTTCATTTATGGAAGGTAGACTTAGCCTCTGTTCCTTTGGTGGAGGGACAAGCAGAATATAATGCAACGAGTGATAGCACTAATTTTCCAAGCAACATCAATGAAATACTAGAGGCTTATGTTAGAAATAACTCAACAACAACAGCTCCTGTCGATACACCTATCACAAAAATAGATAGGTCTGCATATTCATCAATTGCAAATAAATTATCTAAGGGTACCCCTAGTCAATACTATGTAGATAGAACTACATCTCCTAGTATTTTTTTATACCAAACACCAAGCAGTAGTTTCTCAGGATCAAGCTTTTTATTAAAATTTTATTATTTAAAAAGAATTGAGGATGCAGGTGGTTATACTAATCAAACAGATGTAGTCTATCGTTTTATCCCCTGCATGTGTGCAGGGCTAGCTTATTATTTGAGTTTAAAAATAGCTCCTGACAGATCACAAAATTTAAAATTATTATATGAAGATGAGTTAGGTAGAGCTCTCACAGAAGACAGTTCTTCTACTAGCACTTATCTAACACCAAAGGTATATTATCCAGGAACATGAGTAATTTTGCAAAAGGTAAATACGCTAAAGCGATATCAGATAGAAGTGGCATGGAGTTTCCCTATAACGAAATGGTCACTGAGTGGAATGGTTCTCGAGTTCATGTTTCTGAGTTTGAGCCTAAACAACCACAACTAGAATTACAAGTTCATGGAGCAGACCCTGAAGCTTTAAAAGATATTAGAGCAGATAGAGAAGAGCCAGGTGTTGCTACTTTACTAAATATAAATCCTTTTAAAACAGGTAGTGCGAGTTCTTCAACTATAACTGTGACAGAGGTTAATCACGGAAGATCAACTAGTGACACCGTTCGTTTTAGAAACGCAACTACTTTTGATGGTATATTAGCAAGTAATATTAACAAAGCTGCAGGTTACACAATAACAAAAGTTGATAATGATAGTTACACTTTTAGTGTTGATACAAATACAGCAACAACAGGAAGTATTAAAGGAGGGGGCGACAATGCATCTGCAGGGCCCGCAACAATCTCACCATGACAATGACTCTTAGTGAATTAAAAACAAATATTAGAAACTACAGTGAAGTAGATAGTGGTGTTTTAACTGACGCCGTTTTAAACGTATTAATTAAAAACGTAGAAAATAGAATCTTTAGAGCAGTAGACTCTGATGATACAAAATTCTATGCTAACTCAGATTTAACAATAGGTAATAGATTTGTTACTGTTCCGTCTGATACTAGAATTATTAGATATGTTCAATTGACAAATCCTACAAATTCAGATCAGTTTTTCTTAGAACAAGTCGATACTTCTTTTTTAGCAGAGTATTTTCCTGATCCAGATAACTCAAGTGATTATGCAACTCCTAGATATTACGCTCATTGGGACTCTGATAACTGGGTTGTGGCTCCTACTCCTGATGCAGCATATGTCATAACTTTAGCGTATATAAAACAACCAGATACAATAACCACCTCTGATACTAGCAGCACATACATATCTAATAATTTTCAAGATTTACTAGTTTATGGCTGTATGGTAGAAACTCTTAAATACTTGAAAGGGCCAGATAATATGGTACAAATGTACGAGGCTTCTTATCAAGAGGCTCTTCAAACGTTTGCGGCAGAACAACAAGGCCGAAGACGCAGAGACGAATACACAAGTGGTGCAATTCGT